AGCCGCACGGAAGGCTTGGCGAGGGCTATCCAGACGGGGCAGATCACCCCCAACGAGGCACGCGCGCTCGAGGAACGGCCGCCGCTGCCAAATGGCGACCGCCTTTACGTCCAGGGCGCCACCGTGCCGCTTGGCACTGTCCTAACCCAGCCCGTCGCCGATACGGCGCCCGGGGGCACTACCGAAAAGGAAGAGACCGATGCCGGCACCGAAGAGTGAGGGACGCGAACGGCGCGCGCTCACGCTGCCGATCGAGGTACGTGAGATCGCCAAGGGCGACGGCGAAGGCCGAACCGTTCGCGGCTATGCGGCGATCTTCAACAGCGAGACGGATATTGGCGGTTACTGGCGCGAGAAAATCGCCCAGGGCGCCTTCACCGAGACGCTGAAGACCGCCGATGTCCTGGCGCTCTACAGCCACCGCACCGATCGCGTTGTGGGCCGGTCGACGTCCGGGACGCTTCGGCTGAAGGAGGACGAAAAGGGCCTTGCCGTCGAGATCGATCTTCCGGACACCACGGACGGCCGAGATCTTGCGGTGCTGATCGAGCGGGGCGACGTGAACGGCATGTCGTTCGGTTTCGTCACCCGCAAGCAGGAATGGGACGAAACCGTCGACCCGCCGCTCCGGACGATCCTGGAAGTGGATCTCTACGAGGTGACGATCACCGCGTTCCCCGCTTATCCGGATACCGAGATCGGACTGCGTTCGCTCGAGCACCTTCGGAACGAAAGGCGCGAGCACAATCAGGCCGGTGCTCTCGGCCGCATCTCCGCTCGCCGCGCCCGCCAGGCGCAGGCCGAACGCGGGATCCGATAACACAATTCACCGGGCTTCGGCCCGAGGTGGCGACAGCGTCCCGCTTCGCCCTCATCCGCCCGCCGGCTTCTGGTGGGCTTTTTCATGCCTGGAGTGCACGATGACCCTGAAGGAAATGCAGGAGAAGCGGGAAAAGCTCGTCGCTGACGCACGCGCCGCCCTCGAAGAAATCACCAAGAACACCGACGAGGCGCGCACCGCCGAACTCGAGAACCGTCACGACGTGATCATGGCCGAGCTGGACAAGCTCGACGCCTCGATCAAGCGTGAAGAGCGCATGGCGCGCGCTGAAGGCGCCGCCACCGAGCGCCGTGAGCGTAATCGCCCGCTCGGCCGCGATACCGAAGCCCGTGGCCAGGCTGAGGGCGACGAGACCACGATCGAATACCGCTCGGTCTTCGCCAAGGTCATCTGCGGCGTCGCCCCGTCCGACCTCGAGCCCGAAGAGCGCGCCGTGCTCCGCCAGGGTGTTGCGAAGTTCGAACAGCGCATCCAGTCGGTCGGCACCAACAGCGCCGGCGGCTACACCGTGCCCACCACCCTGATGACCGAGATCGTTCGTGTCATGAAGGACTGGGGGCCGATGTTCGACACCGACGTCGCCCGCGTCATTACCACGCCGTCGGGCAATCCGATGAACCTCCCCACGCTGGACGACACCGCCAGCACCGCCGGTACCCATGCCGAAGGCGCGGCGCTGACCGACGACGGCGGCAAGGATGCCGTAATCGGGCGCGCGGTCCTCGGTGCTTACGGCTTCGATACCGAGTTCATCCGCTGGAGCTGGGAGCTCGATACCGATTCGATCTTCGACATGGAGCTGTTGCTCGCGTCGCTGATCGGCGAGCGCCTTGCTCGCCTCGGCAACGGCCAGCTGACCGTGGGCACCGGCAACGACGCGCCCAACGGCATCGTGACCGCTTCGCTCCTCGGCAAGACTTCGGCCTCCACCACGGCGATCGCCGCCGACGAGCTGATCGACCTTCAGCATTCGGTGCGTGCGCCGTATCGTCGCAGCCCGAAATGTCGCTGGCAGTTCGCCGACACCACCCTGCAGGCCATCCGCAAGCTCAAGGACGGCGACGGCAACTACCTGTGGCAGATGGGCGACGTGAAGGTCGGCGCGCCCGACCTCCTCCTCGGCAAGCCCTACTCGATCAACGACGATGTGCCGGCGATCGCCACCGGCAACCGCGCCGTGATCTTCGGTGACCACAGCAAGTACTTCGTCCGCAAGGTCGGTTCTCCGGTCATCGGCGTGCTGCGCGAGCGTTTCTGGCCCGACCTCGGCATTGCCGGCCTGATGCGTTTCGACGGCGAACTCGCCGATCCGAACGCCATCAAGCACCTGCGCCTAGCGTGATGAGCATCCGGGCGGGGTCGATGCCCCGCCCGGGCTTTTCCCCGACGCCGGGCGCGGCTTCGAGGAAAAGCAGCCTCTCTTTGGAGATCCCAAAATGGAATTGAAGATGAAGACCGGGCTTTCGGGCCCTGAGATGTCGCTCGCCCCGGGCGACACCAAAACGTTCGACGACGTGGCGGAAGCGCAGCGTCTCATCGATGCCGATTTCGCCGAACTCGCGCCTGTTGCAGAGACGCCGGCGCAGCGCGTCGCTCGGCTCAAGAAGGAGCTGAAGGAAGCGGAAGCGGACGCCAAGGCGGCGCCGGCGGTCGGGGTTTAATCCATGTGGGCGAAGCCGGTCACCATCGTCGCGCCGGGCGAGGAGCCTATTTCGCTTGCCCAGGCGAAGCAGTTCCTCCGCCTGGACGAGGACGAGGTCGGCTTCGACGACGAACTGGCGCTTCACGTCGCCGGTGCACGCGGTCGCGTTGAATCGGTGACCGGCACGCGTCTCATCCACCAGACGGTGCAAATCAGGGCAGACAGTTTCGGCGACCTCGATTTGCTCCCGATCGGCCCGATCGCATCCCTCATCGACATCAGCTACGTGGATACCGCTGGTGACGTCCAGTCGCTCGACCTCGATACCGTCGAGATCTTCGGCGACGAGCTGGAGATGGGTATTCGCCCCGTTTCGGGCACCTGGTCTTCGCTGGTCAGTCCGCATTTCCGGGGGGGACGGGTCACCGTCCGCGCAATCGTAGGTTATGGTGCGGATGGCGATGCGATCCCGGCGAGCGTTCGGACCGGGCTGCTCCTTCAGGTGCGGGGTCTGTTCGACGATACTATCGTCGATCTTGATCCCTGGATCATAAACGACAGGATCTGGCTCTAATGGCGGCGGGCGCCCGCCGGGGCCTTTCGACTACCGAGCTCGACCACCGCATTTCATTCTGGCGCAGCTCGCCCATCGATGACGGCACCGCCACGGTCGATGGTCCGCCGGCAGAGATCGGCCGCCGCAGCGCCAAACGCGTCGACGTGAAAGATGGCGAGCGCATGCGCGCCAATCAGCAGGGCCAGGAGCTGACGACCAGGTGGACGGTGCGTTCCGATGCATTGACCCGCTCGATCGTCGGCGGCGACTTCATCAAGCATCGAAAGGTCTCCTTCGCCGTGATTGGCGCGAAGGAGATCACCGGCCGGTTCGTCGGCATCGAGATCACCACCGCCGCCCGTCCGGACATCCGGCCATGAAGATGAAGATCCGCATCGAGGGCACCGAAGATATCGCTCGCAAGCTCAAGGCGATGGGCAAGGCTCTCACTCGCAAAACCCTGACTCCGATCTTGCGTGAGAACCTCCAGCCTATCGCAGAAGACATGAGGGCCAACGCGGCGCGGGGATCGGGTGAGATGGCGAAAAGCGTCCGCGTATCCAACCGGCTGTCCAAAACTCAGCGGTCGAAGCTTGATCGCATAGCGCCGATCGAGATGTACGTCGGCCCGGGGCCCCTGCCTCAGGCGATCCAGGAAGAGTTCGGCAACTTTCATCAGCAGCCGCGCCCTTTCATTGGCCCTGCTTTCGATCGCGGCGCCGACAAAGCCCTGGAGGGCATAGCCGAGCAGGGTATCGATGCCATCCTCGATGCGGCGCGAAAGGGCTGACCGATGGACGAAGCCCTCCGCGATCTCCTGCTGCAGCACGCGCCGATCGGCATGATCGTCCAGCGCCGGGTAGACTGGGGCGTCCGGCCGCAGAGCGATGCGCTGCCGGCGATCGTGCTGTCGGGCAATAAGACCCCGCAAATGATTTTCAGCGGTGGCGCCGGGTGGAGCCGTGACCGGGTCCAGATCGAATGCTGGGGCCGAACCTACAAAGCCGCGAAGGACCTCGCGCTGATCCTCGGCGGCGAGGGCGGCCTTCTGGTCGGATACCGGGGGGATCACCTCGGCGTCCGGCTCCGCACGATCGTGCTTGGCCTTCGCTCCGACACGGACACCGACACCATCGGCGTCGTCCACGGCACGAGCCTCGACGTCCTTGTCTGGAACATCCCGATCGGCTGAGCCGCCGACGCCTATCATCGAGCTCGCGCTGGCCGAGCCGGTCGCCGGCGAATGCGCCGGCGCTGCCAGCATCCATCCACCACCACTTGGGCTCACAGCCCCAACAGGAGCCATCATGGCAGAAACCAACGCGGCGACCGACATCGGTCTGCTGACCACCTTCGGCAAGGTCGTAGGTGGGGTGTATACCCCGCTCGCCGAAATGACCGAGCTCAACCCGCCCGAAACTTCGCGTGACAGCGTCGAGTTCACCCACTTCGCCAGCCCGGACGGTTATCGCGAGTTCAAGCCGGGCCTCTCGGATGGTGGCGAAACCAGCGTAACGTACAACCTGATCCCAGGGCTTTACGATGACGCCGTGGTCCACGCGCATCTCGCCGATCGGACCGTCGACGCGTGGCGTATTGCATATCCGAACGGTGCCGAGCTCAACTTCAAGGGCTTCGCGACCAGCCACGGACACGCCACGCCGATCGACGATCGCATGACCGGTTCGGCGACCTGGAAGGTCACCGGCAAGCCGGTCATGACGCCGCCGGTGGGCGGGGGCGCCTGATCATGACGAAGATCATCAAGGGCAATCCCCTGCGCGGCCAGTTGGTCTTCGTCGTGAATGACGAGCAGTGGTCCTTCGCCTTCACGACCAACGCCCTGTGCGCGCTCGAGGAGGAGTTCGACCTCAAGGACATCAGCGAGCTAGAGACGGTGCTCGGCAATTCGCCGTCTCTGCGGACCATCCGCAAGCTGTTCCGCATCGGGCTGACGGACTGCCATCCCAGCATGACCGACATCGAAGCCGGCCAGATCATGGAAGCCGTGGGCGGCCTAGAGCCGTCGCTCGAGCTCGTCATGCGCGCGATCGAGACCGCGTTCCCGGAGGCGGCCAAGGGGGGCGCTGCGGGCCCTCGGACGCCGGCGCCCAAAGCGCCGGCCGGGCGTGGGACTGGGCGGAGCTCCAGGTCGCGTGGTGCGAAGGCGGGCTAGACCCCGAGCAGTACTGGCGGGTGACCCCGCGCGAGCTTGTCCGCGTCTTCGACGGGAAGGCGCGGGCGGC